AAGATGATGAACTCATCTATACCGAGGCGGAACTAAATGCTATGAGCAAAAAAGACATTGAGAAACTGATTCTCGATGGTTATGAGCTCAGTTCAAAAGACCTAGAGGCCATCAAAAGCATGAGTAAGGCTAATTTGGTCAAATACTACCTTGAGTTGCAATCTTAGATAGAACCCCATGTTGCCCCCCGTAGCCAGATTCTCTTTTCAGGCTGATTATTTCAACATTCAGTTTACTGACCGGAGCATAGCAAATCAAAGTCCCATAACTTCTTGGGTTTGGGACTTTGGGGATGGCAATAGTTCTAATCAACAGAATCCAGCTCATTATTATCATCTACCGGGAGACTACATAGTCTCCCTTACTGTTTCTAATGCCTTTGGTACAAATACTATATCCAAGGGAATAAGAATAGTTGCCCCCACTCCCAAAGCTGATTTCAACACCACTAATCTGGATAACCTAAAGTTCCAGTTCAACGACCTATCTATAGGTAATGGTGAAGAGATAACAGATTGGGAGTGGGATTTTGGCAACAACTCAAAATCCAAAGAGCAAAACCCCCAGTACATCTACCTTAGGGAGGGCACTTACATAGTATCCTTGACTGTTACTAACTACTGGGGCAATAGCCATAAAGTTTCTAAAGCAGTAGCTGTAAAGCCTTTACCTAAAAAAGCCCTCGTAGATTTTGATTACTATGTAGAGGCTGGTAAAGTTCAGTTTGTAAACAAAAGCCAAGACAACGGCTATAATATAACCTCTTACACCTGGTTTTTTGGGGATGGAGTTACTTCCACGGAAATATCTCCAGGTCATAGTTATTTGATACCTGGGACTTATATAGTCTCATTGATAGCTACTAATCTTGGTGGAGATTCCATATTCTCTAAGGAGATACTAGTCCCTATAACAAACCCAGAAGCTCCAAAAGCCTATTTCTCTTATACTCAGGATGGGTATTCCTTTAGCTTCAATGACCTCTCATTGGAAAACGGCTCAGAGATAATTTCTAGAGTTTGGAGCTTTGGCGAACCTGTTATATCCCTTGAAAAGAACCCTAAGCATAGTTACGATTTCGGTGGGGAGTATATAGTTACACTTGAGGTAAAAAACCGGTATGGTAGTTCCAAGTTTAGCCAGAAGGTAAACGCTGGACCCCGGCCGGGTTCTGAAATAGACATCATAGACCTCATTAAGTGCAAGATAAATGAAAGGGATTATGATGAAGACTGTACAAGGAGAGCCATAAAGAAATGGCAAATGTACCTTTATATATTCCCTTATAATAGAATACCCGAATCAAGAATCTTTGACCAAGATTATTGGCCCCCTATATTTAATGTCCTTATCGCAGAGTTGGTAATTTATGAACTTATAATTGCGGCTGCAAATAAGTTTATGCTGGGTGGGGGTATATCTCAAACAGTTAACCAAATTCAAAATAGCTTTGGAAGTGGCAATGGGGATGATGCAACAGTAATTCAACCCATAAATACTCCGGCAGCGCTTGAGGGTATCAAAGCTATAGAAACCGGGCCTTCTCGTGTGGAATTCTACAACCTTTCTGCTATAATAGAAGGTTTGCAGAAATACCAGAATGAGTATGCTAAAACAGTATACTCTTATGGGGATGGCATGATGGAGTCTTATAGACGCCATATTTGCATGCTTGCCTCCAGATTGAGGGTCCCACTGGCTATTTGTGATAAACTAGCAGAGCCAACTATATTATTCAGTGGAGCATTCAACAAGAAGAGGCCCAGTATGAGCAAGCTTCTTGTGGGAGTTGCTCCTTATGATTGGCCACAGAGAAGAAAGGAATCCAACTCTTATACCTCTGAAACCTACGAGGAATTTACTATGCCATTAGAACCTACATTCAATGCCATAGTATATCCTGAATCCGTGCAGCTAAGGGAAAGAAGGCCAGAAACCTTTACTTTCTTTGTAGCATTGAATAGAGTAAACTTGGTAGGGCCCATAGAAGGTATATACTCATTTAAGAACACTAACATAGACGGCATAGCTGTAACTGGTGTAACTAGCATAACTGGAGACCACGTAATACTCCAACTAACCTACTCGGGGACAGCAAGAAATGGTCAATCAGGGTACATAGATATCCAATTCATACACAGAGATAGCAATATCCATAGGAACCTTAAAATTCCTATTAGTGTTGCTCCCCCAACTGTAGTAGATACAGAGATTAGGGCTGTACCATTGGGTGAGCTCCAAACCTACAGAAACTCTACAAAACGTAGGGTAGTATTAGTAAATAGGCTGGGAGATTGCAATAGTGTAGTATATGTAACACCCGGGCCTTTGCCAAGTGGTGTAACTATAAACCCAATAACCATAGATGCTGGAGAATCCTATGCTGACCTAGACATTATAACTGATAACTTAGTGGACTTTGGCCAATACCAAATAACACTAAACTATAGTGGATGTGGGGAATCTGCAACCTCCACATTTACCTTGATAGTTATGCCCGACAACTATCAAACTCCCTCATTTAACGTAAGTAAGATACAGCCTATAACCATAATAAGAGGTAGAGAACACGCTGCATTGCTATCTGTATACCGATATAATGGGTGTATATCTCATATCACAGTAGTACCTCAAAATTTACCTGATAACATAAGCATAAGCCCTATGGTAATTGCTTCAAATTCAGGCTATCTAAGGGTATCTACTAATGACAATATACTTCCCGGTATATACAACATATTGCTGGCATTTTCAGGTTGTGGGCAATCAAAAGAGGAATATCTACAGGTTGTAGTTGTGGGAAATGAGCTAGAGTGCTCTGGTGCAGAAGATTTCACTTTAAACTCAGAGCTTTCAAACCTATCTGAGGTAAGCTTTGTGATTGGAAAATCAAAAGAGCTAACCCGTCATGTAACTATAACCAAGGGAGACAATTGCTTTGGAACTTTGGAACTCAAAGTAGATGAGACTCTTAGCCAGCTTCCCTTTGGATTCTCCGTACCTAATTTGCCATCAAACTCCATAGGGGCATTCAAGGAGATAGAGATAGTATATGATGGCTCAACCACGGATGATGATAACAACCCAATAGAGCCGGGAGACTATAGATTAGTAATCCTACTAGAAGCTTGCAATAGCTGCATAACATATCCTTATGAAATACCTATTAAGCTCAGTGAGCCACCCCCGGTGGAGGACTAATATCAACTATATTCTAATTGCACTTATAGCCCACTTAGTAGTGGGCTGTGGTGTAAGTAAAGTAAATGTAGCTAGGCCCCAATTACTTCCTGAAAACTCAGATATTACTAGTCTATCCCTCACGGAGTTTCATAAAATAACCAACAGGAGAGAAATAGATAATAGGGATATTGAACTGGAATCCAATATCCCATTACCCAGTGACACGCTAGTGAAAGATTCCATTATCCATGAGAATATAATCATAGAGGATGGGATACTGACTAAAAACTATAATGCCCACTACAAAAAAGAAGTAGAAAAGCCCAACTCTATAAAGTCTAAACAACCATCAAAAGCCAATCTTAAGGTTAGAATGGCAGGGGTAGAGGTAGAAGCAACAAGTATTAGTGATTGGGTTATTCTATCGTTCTTTTTAATGGTCATCATATTATATTGGTTAAACCTAAGAAATATAAGGTATGGCAAAATACATAAGTAATGCATCTTGGAACCAATACAAGAACATCATAGATGGTGTACATTTTGATTTTAATCAAGATACCATCATTTGGAAAAGGTATAGCTTTGGCCAACCCCGGTATGGAGAAGACCAAGACAATTGGGTTTTTGAAGAAATCCCTATAAAGGGCTTAATGAGGTACAATTACTTTCAGGCTTGGCCAATAAATAAACCAAGTATGACCGGGGAATTGGACGACGCCAATACGTACTTGATACTTAACATTTCTTACCTAAGAAGGAATAATTGGTTAACCCCAGCAGGTAATCTTAATTACACCAAAGGTAAGGATTTGTTTATACATCAAGGTATAGAATACAGACCCATGGGTGAGACCCCATTATCCCAAGCTAAGGATATACCTTTACATATAGGTATAATCTTAGAACGCCAAGAAATCTTAACTGGAAATACACCAGATGACCGGAGCTAGACCCCATCTCATATACCAGAAGTATGGAGATTGGGAGGGTAATATAAGAACCTTTGAAAAGCTCTCCCAGAACTTTAAAGTAGCATTAGTTTCCGCCCAAAGAAGGGAAGCCTTTGCTATAAAAAAGAGATTGCTTGACCATGTTAATGCCCAGGATTTAGGTTGGCCTGAAAGGCAACCTAAAACAATAAGTGGGGATTCTAGGATATTAGTGGATACAGGCCAACTGATATCTGCAATACAGGTTCATACATTAGGCTCGGGTATGACGGTATTAGTTGGTATACTAAAGGGGATTAGCCATAACAAGTCTAGAGCCGATTTAGTAGATATAATGAGTTACCATGAATATGGTACAATAAATATGGTAGAGAGGCCTCTATTTACTCCTACTCTTGCAGAGATAGGAGGCCCAGAGGGTATAAAGCTTCGGCTTGTTGCTGCCCTCTCTGCGTATTTTTATAAGGTTACCAGGGGTAGTGATTGGAAACTAGAAATACTCTAAAATGTCTATTTACCTAAGTGATATCCAAGAACGTATCGAAAGGAGCTTATATGAGACCCTGAGGAAATCTTGTGTTTCAGCTGGTTACTTACCAGACATTGAGCTATACCCCAATACTTCTGTCGGTTGGAATGATTACCAAGAGGCAATAAAGCAGATAAAAAGGAATAAGGGCTTTGCTATAGAGGTATTTAACCATAGTTCCATGCATAACTATGGAGAAAAGAAAGTACCTAGGTTTGTTATACATACTGTAAAATTCTTATCAGGGGGAGTCGGGGGACCCCCAGGCTATCAATTGGAGAAAAATGAGCTAACAGGGCAATTCAATAAAATAGAGATACCCACACTAGTACATGATATGTATGTGGATATCTACCTTACTTCTAACAGCGCCGCCCAAGACCGTGTGCTTCACTCAATTATTGCAGCAACATTCAATATACGGAAGTACATAAGATTCTACGATGACTTAGACCCCGCTAGTCTTCAAAGATTCCTCTTATTGGAAATCAACGAGAGGAATATACCTGAGTTAACTTCAGGGCTTATAGAAAGAGCCTACACATACCAAATACTTGACCTATATACTTGGGGCTGCCCAGTTGTTGGTACTTCAGTTCCAATTAGGGAGATATGCGTGGATATTATGGTAGTAGATGTATTTAGCGCTTATTCTATACCCCTCGAAGAGTTTAGGATAGACGACACTATATGCGTTGAATTTATATGCAGCACTAGTTATGTAGTGTCTGGGTATGTAAACTGTGGTTACGTACAATAGAGAAACCATGCCATCACCTTACGATTTAATACTTCGAATTCTATCCAGCCCCTATGCTATAACAAAAGGGGACACTCTAACTGAAGCGGAGTTGGATGGTAACTTTCTTCATTTACTGGGTATATTTAATGACCCTAGAAGTGTTATAGTTTCAGGAAATTACACAGTATTACCAATAGACCAGGTTATCTGGGTTGATACAACTTCTGGCCCAGCAAACATAACTCTACCAACTCTGATAGAAAACAAGATGTTCTATATTGCAGATTACAAAGGTAATGCTGCAACAAACCCTATAACAATAAACCATGCGGGGGGAAAGAACATCAACGGTAGCCCCTCTTTTGTATTAGATTTGAACTATGCTTTTGGCATAGCTCAATATAATAATGATGCCCCCAATGACATATTTATTGTAGCTGTAACTACAACTAATGTTTGTTGTAGTGCAGACCCTTGCGCCGGAATAACCCCAGCATTCTCAACCACATACCACCCCTCTAACCTGGAATTTCTTGAGGGAGAAGTATATTCACAGCAGATAGTTATAGTTTTTGATAAAACCTGTTGTGTTTCTAATATCACTGCAAGCTACAACCTTACTGGAACTATATCAGGGATTTCAGTAACAGGCCAGCCTATAATAGGCCTGACAGAAAATTTTATTATAGTTACTGTAGAATCGGACGGCACTGATTCGATTGGGGAAACAGGGCAGTTAGAGATTGACCTAATAGGGTGTGATGGAACCCCATTAACGGATGACATTGATATACCTATATCAATACTTGCCAATACAGCTCCAAATTTCATTATAACCCCTATACCAGACCTACAGGTAAATGCAGGTAACTGTATAAACCCCAACTTTGAAGTTACTAGGCTTAATGGCTGCTCGGATGTTCTGTTTGTAAGTGCAAATACCCCTCTTCCAACTGGCGTTAGCATACCAAGTTTCAATGTGGCTGGTAATACTGTTACCTTCAGTATATGCGCAGCATTAAATGCCCCATTAGGAATATACCCTATAACTCTAACTGCTGGGGGTTGTAGTGTGTCTCATACTGTTTCATTCAATTTACAAATACTACCCCCTATAAGTGGGCCAGATTTTATAATAGATTCTATAACGGATATTACTATTCTTCAAACCGATGCTAATGGAGCAGGCCTTGTCACTATATCTCGATTAGGGGGATGTAATGACGAGATATTAGTAACAGCCATATCTGGATTACCCCCAGGAATAACCCTACCCAACTTCTCACTGCTGGGTTCAGAGCTCACAAAGGGATTCCTTGTACTTAACGACCTTACCGTTATACCCGGGGTATATACAGTAACCCTTGAGTTTACTGGCTGCAGCCAAGTAAAGAATGGGGCATTTACACTTACAGTTTTACAACAACTACCCCCGGGTATAACTCCTACTCCAGATGTAGCCTCTTTGGAGTTCAGAGTTAATAAACTAAATGAGTCGCTCGTAAGAGTAGAACTAAACCGAGTAGAATGCACTGGGAACGCTACCATATCTTACACTTCATCAAAAGTAAATTCCCAAATAGAAGTTATAGGTTTAGGTTCTTATATAGGGGATTTTATAGACCTCATAATAAGAAACCCAGAAACTAACCCAATAGGCTCAGAGATACTAACCTTTACAGTGGAAGCTTGCGGGGATGTACAAACTTTTGATATAGTGGTACAAGTAATAGACCCTTGTGCAACAGTTACACCTGCAGTAGAGGTAGTTAATGACATTACTAGTATCAACTTTATATCGGGCCTAGATGAGGCTATTGATGTACAATTTGATATCACTCGAGTTTGTTGTGAGGCTTCTGTGGTTGTAAGTATAAACCCCGTAGATATTGTATACGTTAGAGGTAATTATGCTAAACTAACCAATGGGGCTATAATATCCTCTGCTCTAATCTTCCCGTCATCAATACCTTTAGCTATAACAACCGAAGAATTTACACTTGGAGTTTATAATGAGGAAGATAATCCCCTTACAGGAGTGGTAAACCTTGAGGTCATATTTACTCCTCAGTGCCCAGGCTCTTCCCCCGAAACAATCACTATACCTATTACTGTTAGTTAAATGGATTCACAAGAAACCTCAAAACTCATAGTTACACTACTTAGCGCGGGACTTATAAGCCTAATATCAGCACTGATAACTCTGCTGATTCACAAAAAGAGCTCCAGTATAAAAATCCAGCAGCTATCCAATGAGCTATCTGCACATAAGTCTAACTCACAGTCTAATTATGAGAAGCTTGAAAAGAAACTGATGGAGTTAGCTACTGAGTATGATAGGAAGCATCAAGAACTAACTCGAGAGCTAACTATGAGAGCTGAAAAACTAATAAAAGTTGAAACCCAGCTTGATTTCATCAATCAGCAACTTGATAAGCTTACTGAGGCTTTTAATCAATTTACTAATCAGGTTGGAGAAAACCTCAAAGAAAACACACTCCTGATTATTAGGGTAGAGCAATCCCTATCCTCATTGACTAGGATAGTAGATAAGCTAGATAATACCTAATACAATACTAAAACGTTAAACTATAAAATAGAGTGTCATGCCTAATCCCGCATCTGTCCAATTTCGAGAGATAGACCTTACTACCACTGTAGAAAGTCTAGTAAGGGGTGTCTCCTTTGTTCTAGGGGAAACCCAAAGGGGCCCTATAAATAACCCATTCCTGGTTATCAATAGTGCTGAAAAGTTTAGACGCCATTATGGGGGAATATCAGGAGTATCCGACTTTCCCTTGCTTTGTGAGAGAGCTCTATCCTATGGAGCTATTCTTCGTGTTTCTAGAGTAGCTCATTACGATGATATCACCGATGAGAGCTCTCTAACAGCAACTAAAGCCTCATTTGCATTGGTGCAATATATTGAATTTGATGGCCCACTAGCAACAGGCGACGTATTCGATGCTATAATAGATGGCAACGCTTTGACATCTACCCCTTTTGCAGTAAGTAATGACAATACACTTCAGCTTATTGCCAGCAAAATTGGGGACCTTACCAACGTACTTAATGCCTGGGTTCTTGATACAGACCCCTTAAACGCCAATAGCGCTAGAAGGGTTGCTTTTGCTTCTGCCGGCCCAACTCCCCTAACCGTAACTGGCTTGAGTGTAACTGGGGGCCCATATCCAATTACAGTTACCCATGATGTATCAGGGTATGGTGTAACAGATGCTTTTGGTAGAGCCCTATTCACTGTGACCTCTAAGTACGAGGGGGCTGATTACAACAACTTTGTATTCACAATCTTGGATTCTTCCAACAGAAGGCCTGAATACTTCAACGTGAGGATTCAACACATTAACGAACCCCAATTAACGGAGAATTTCATCAATCTGATTATACCGGGTTTGCCTACGGCTTCTGAGTCTACGTATCTTGACGATATAAAGATATCTAGCGACTTCTTGGATATCACATACTACGACCTTTCTTCTTATAGTGGCCAACTGCGTCCTGCAAATGGCACATATAGATTGCAAGGGGGTAGTGATGGAGACCCTATAACCCTCACGGATTACATTGGAAGTGCATCCAGTAAGACAGGATTTCATTCCTTTGACGAATATGATGAAGCCCTGCAAATTGCAGTATTGGAAGCTTCAGATGAGCAAGTCCATCAGGCGGGGGAAGCCTATGCTGATAGCCGAAAAGACCTTATGTATTTTGGCCATATTGGTGGTACACTAAAGCTCTCAGCTGACCAATATGTTAGTTTGGTAACCAACATGGGCCTTAGCTCAAGTTATACCGCTATTTTTGGAGGCGGCCTAAAAATTATCCACCCCGAAACCCTAGAAGACTACAATATCTCTGAATTAGGGGATATCATTGGCATTGCGGCACGTAATGATACAGAGCAAGCCCCTTGGTGGTCATTCTCAGGTCCCAATAGGGGTATCCTAAAAAATACTAAAGGGGTGATTAACAACTTTGGTAGCTCTGGGCAATTTAACGACCTAACCCTTCTAACCAATGTGGGTTTGAATATGGTAGTGACAAGGAAGGATAGCCGGGGAGTAAGTCAAAGAGTTTTGTGGGGTAACTTCACATCTCAGCCTAACAGCTCAAAACTCAGCTTTGTAAACGTCCGTAGGTTAGTAATCTTCATACGTAAATCTCTTAGCCCAACACTGGAGAAATACCTAGAAGAGCCCAACGACCCGATAACTTGGAATCGGATGTACTACGAAGTACAACCCTTCTTTGAATTCCTCCAAAGCCCCCAAGCTAGAGCTCTATTTGAGTGGCGATGGGAAGGTGACCAATTCGTATCTGACCTAAGCCAATTGAAGGTTAATAATGCTATTGACGTTGGTAAAGGAAGGTACCGAGTAAAGCTATTTATAACTCCGATAGTATCTATGCAAGAGATTCAAATGGACCTCATCATAGACTACGGTGCTGGAGTTATAAGCCTTAATGAACCCTCATAACCCCCGTAAACTAGATAAAGATGGCATACGTTAATAACCCTGCCAAGGTTTTCAACTTTAGGATAGATTTTCCTGGTAGACCTTGGAACCAATGGCTAGCTCAAAAGGTAACCATACCTGAGCATGAAATAGAAGTAGTAGAACATGGTGATGCAAATCACGTAATTAAGACGGGAGGCCTTATCAAGTTCGGAATGATTACCGTGGAGAAGATATCAGAGGCTACTCAGCCTGATTCTTTTGCATGGGGTTGGATTCGTCAGGTTCAATCTGTAATAAGAAGGGGAGGAGATTTGCCTATCCAGTACAAAGCCACCTGTCTTATCACTCAGTTGAGTGTAGATGGCATAACTCCTTTGAACGTCTGGGAATGCACTGGAGTATGGCCTAGTAAGATTAACGGTATTGACTTGTCTAGAACCGAGTCCGAAAATACTATGCAAACTATTGAGTTTTGTGTAGATGGCATAGAGGTGAGAAACGGTGCTGGGGCAGTTATTGCTTCTTCTGCTGCCTCCTCCGCTGCATCTGCTGCCGGGGTGGGGAATAGTTTTATTGGTGGAGCAGCTGCTGGTGCAGGCTCTGTTATTTAAGGCTACCACGGGGATTTGTATTCACTTCGAGGGGACTATTTGTCACAAAGACATTAGTCCCCTTTTTTTATTTGTAAACCATGGAAGAAGCACAAAAACCCTTTAGCATCCCAACCCTAAAAGTTCATTTGCCAAGTGGCCATTGGGTTGAGATAAGAGAACAGAATGGTGAAGATGATGACATTCTTAGTAAGAGCTCCTATGTTCAAAGCCATGAGAACGTAAACAGATTTCTGGCTGGAATCATAGTAAACAGTTCTTACAACAGGCCTATTACTGAGAAAGATATCAAACAGTGGAGAGTAAACGATAAGTATTATCTTCTCCTCAAAAGTCGGATTTTTTCACTAGGACACGAGCTAATCTTCGATTATTCATGCCCCAAATGCAAGACTAAGACCCAGATGGTGGAAGACCTAAGTATTTTTGATGCTGACCTAGATAGGGACTCAGAAAACTTTATAGGTAAACTGCTAGAGAAAAACCCTAATAGCGAGGAACTAAGAAATAAGATTTGGCCTCTAGAGCATAATGAGCCAGTAAGACATCTTGTACTTAATTCAGGAAAAGAGGTTAGGTATAAGTTCCTTACGGTTGCTTCTGAGCATAATGCAATAAAAATTCCCTTTGGGGAGCAGTCCAGAAATAAGGAGCTCATTATAAGGGACTTTGAAATGAAGGTTGATGGTATGTGGATGTCAGTTCAGAATTTCAAATTACTATCAGCCAAAGATATGGCGCAAATTCGAGCAGATGTAAATAAGCATGATGAGCTGTTTATTATGGAATCCCATATTAAATGCCCTGCTTGCAACCATGAAGAGGTTATGCCACTTATCGCTATACCGGATTTTTTCTTCCCAACGAGCGTGAGCTAATGGAGCAATTTCTCTACCTTCAATGGTCAGAGATTTACATAGGATATCGAGAGTTTCTTAGTTTACCTACAAGAACCAGGCATAAGATGCTAGAACTGGTTATAAAAAGGAACGACGAACTCAAAAGAAAATTCAAATCTAAGAAGTAGTATGGCCTTAGGTCTATCAAGGGCCCAAAATATGGGTATAGGTATTACAGTAAGCCTGGTGGATAAATTTTCCAACCAGGCTTCTCGTATTACTAGCGCTTTCCGTAACATGGACGAGAGAGCAGCCAAACACGCAGCTGGAACCCTAACCACAATGAGGGATGTCAGTAGTAAAGTGTTTGCTGCTTCTTCCTTGGCTGCGGTAGGTATAGGGCTTCTTGTAAAAAAGGGTATAGATTTTGAACACCAAATGAAAAGGGTTCAAGCTATATCTAAGGCCAATACAAAGGAGTTAGAGGCCATGAAAAAACAGGCGATTGACTTATCAAAAGCCTTTACATATAGCCCAAAGGAGATAGCCGAAGCTCAGGAGATATTGCTTAGAGCGGATATCACCAAGGAGCAATTACCTGCTATACTTAAACCCGCTCTTGCGTTATCCAGATTGGAGGACGTAACAACTCAATTTGGCGCAGAAGCGATTATTCAAATGCAGTCCATGTTTGGATGGGAGAGAACATCTCAAAATATGGAGAAATTGGCCTCTATGATGAGCTTGGCAACAGACCTTGGGCCATTAAATCTAAGGGACATGTTTGAATACATGAAGTATGCCGGTTTTCAACATAACCAATTAGGGCAAAGCCCAGCAGAAGCTATGGCCTTAGCTGCATCAATATCCCAGTTTGGTTTGAAGGGCAGTATGGCAGGTACTGGCATATCAAACTTCCTCTCTGTTATGCCGGGTCTAGCAGAGGGCACCAAAGGCAAAAAACAATATGAGGCTTTAGCTAGGTTGGGATTGACTTCTCAAGATTTTATAGATGCTAGAACGGGAGAGCTTAAGACAGCGGGAGAGCTTCTGACTATACTTGCTAAGGCTACTAGGGGTATGTCAGATACCGCGGCATTTGCAAACCTGGAGGTTCTCTTTAATAAACGGGGTGTTAGACCTTTGCTCGGCTTACTTCAACAGATAAACAGGGCGGCAGATAAGTCTGGGACTAGTCTTGATAATCTCGGAAGGGGCTATAAAGATATTTTAGCTCAACTTGAAAAGGCTACGGGTAAAGACTTGTTTGGTAAAGTTGATACAATGCAAAGTAGTATATTATCCCAATGGAAGCTCTTTACTAATGCCTTAGAAGACCTTGGAGTCGCTATAGTTGAGATAACTGGGGGCCCTTTAGTTGGGTTACTAAAGTTTATGACTAAGCTAGTAGACCTTTTTACTAAGTTTATAAGAACTCCAGTAGGCCAATTTTTAACTGCAGCGGCTATTGCGGCTGTGGGATTCATTGCGGCTTTTTCGGGTATTAGTTTTATAGTAAGCCAAATGGGCCTAATGGTGATAAGATTAGGGATGATAGGCCGAGGTTTAAAGTCAATAGCTGCAGCTGGGGGTATAAGTAACATACTTGGCTTGGCGGGGGCCGCAGGAGGAAGTGGTATATTAAGTAAGATACCTGGAATCGGATTATTTAACAAAATACCTGGATTTGGAGCTTTGGGAAGATTCGGAAGCAAAATGGGGGGCGCAGGGGCTGCAAGAATGGCAGCTGGTGGAGCAGGTAATCTTCTTTCTGGGGGTGGTATGAGAATTTTAGGTTTGGCTAGCAGGGGCTTAGCCGCAATAGGCCCTGTTGGCCTAGCTGCAGCCGCTGGGCTATACGCTTTAGACTATGCTTTGGATGATACCAAGAGTATAACTAAAGACTTAGCTTGGGTGCTTAGCGGGGTAACAGGATTTTTTGAGATACTTATAGATTCCCTAACGGGCTCTATAGACGCCATAGAGCTTATGAATAAGGCTCTTATGTCAGCATCTGCCACTGACAAGCAACTTGCTTTTGATGAGCTAATGAATTTTGCAGCTAGTACAGGTAAAACTGATTTACTTTTAGCTTCTCAAGACCCCCAACTTCTGGCGCAACTTAAGTCAGAGTATGGGGAGGAAAGAGGTGAAAAATTAGCTCAGCTTGCTAATCTGGGGATGGTTAAAGTTAAGAGAGCTTGGAGCACACCGGGAGACCAAATTGGAGGCAGAACCTACTCAGCTGAGGAGAGCGCTAGAGAGATAAATAAAGAGCCCGTATCCACTATAAACCTAACGCTCAACGGCAAGGCTTTGGGCTCATTCAACCTGGGTGAAAATATGAATGTAGACCTTGAAAATGACAGATACCTAAATCTAAAATAAGCTATGATAGACAAGAATAAGCTATACATATTAGACAAGGTTACTGGGGAATACCTAGAGATTCAGTTTGTACCTTTAGAGATTTCCTATAACCCAGAATCTAAGTTTATACCTATAGCATCTCCAGGTAGAAATAATGCCCTATATCATTATACTGGCTCAGAGGATACTCTGAGCTTTACTTTAGATTGGCATAGTATTGACACCAACAGAGAGGATGTCATACAAAAATGCCGATGGATGGAAGCATTAACTAAAAACGATGGCCTAGCTTTACCCCCTCATTATGTATCTTTGATTTGGGGGCAAAGCATATCATCAGACTCCCGGCCTAGGGTTAGTCTTTTCGGTGATTCGGAAATAGATAATACTTGGCTAGTTGTATCAGCTCCTTATAGGTTATCCCTATTTCATGGAGAATACAATATGTTACCGATTCAAGCATATCAGGAGGTAACACTAAAACGAGTGGTTCCCTATAGCAGGAGCCGAGATTTGATTTTAGGTGTAAGGGGTAGAACCTCAGTGATAAATCGTAATACAAACTAATATGCTTATAGATAACTTAGAGCTAAGGAGAGATAACCCCTACTCATTAGGGGTTATTTATGATGCTGGAGACCTAGAATATATACTAGAAAGGCCCCCAGTTAAATATACTCCAAGTATAGATGATATATACCACTTAGTAGTGGAGGGGGATAATCTATCTAATTTGGCTTATAGGTATTATAAGAATTCCAAATACTGGTGGGTAATCGCAGATGCTAACCAGATAATCAATCCATTCGACTTGGATGATTTTGCAAGCTTGGTTATTCCAGATTTACAAAGGGTTTTAGCAGGTATAGGATAATGGCAGATTTTACTTACATGGATATTGGCGGCAAGTTCCTAGGCTATGGAGCTCCGTTTGTTAAAGCGTATTCTGGTAATTACACCGGCATAGAGAACAACATAGTAGACTTCGAGTATGTGTATGATAATCAAGAAGGGGATTATTGTAGCATTAAACTACACTTCAGTAATCTAGGGGATAAGCCATTTGTGGAGGGAGAATACAAGAATAGAATATACGAAGCAGATGAGGCTTACTTAAAAACTGGTGCAAAGTGGGTAATTACTTTTGGGTATCTTAATGGGCCAACTAGCACAAGGATAGTGTATCTATTCAATGATAAAGTAAGTTATTCAAAAGATGGCCTAGAGATAGATTTAGTCTTAAAGCCAAGGGCTGCTATTCTTAATGGGGTAACTTCAAAAGCCACATCTCAAACCACTCAGGAATTTATAAATGAAAGCTCTAGGAATTTTGGTATAAATACCAAAACATTCCTTAATGATATTGCATACAACAGGGCGGGAAATTACCAACCAGCAAGTGCTAGAGATAGGACTGAAACATCTGTTGCAGCTTTTGGCTTTAACCGGGGTATACAACCTATAGTGGGTATAAACTCAGAAGGTAGAGCCACTCTAAGCCTGATAGGAACAGAAGGGGATAATCTAGGAACAGTCCAACTTCAAAGCAACTTCAACGACATATTGAATACATCAGTTACCTTCGGTAGAGGTACTAAGGACTTTGGAAAGAGGAAAATAACCCAAGGCCTAGGCTCAGACTATAAAACCATTGCCGAATCTGTTAACCAGGAATCAGGGGGCCCCTATGATATAATACGTAGGGATGATGATTTGATAATCTCAAAGAGAGATTACTCAACTGCCCCCATAAAGGTTCTGAAGTATATGGAACATGATGGGCTATTATTAAGCTATATTCCTGAAAGTAAAGGGTATGGTGCTGGGGTAGCAGCTTCAGTTAGAACTAGTTATTATGAGGGCGAGACAAAGACAAATTTTTCAGAAGATGTAACACCAGAGAATTTAGATAACCTAACTGGCAACATTGTACCTACAACTCTTAACCCAACTTTCTCAAGTTCACGAGATAATACTGAAACATATGTACAATCAGTAGGATTTAGAAATGAGGTTAATGCTATACCTAAACTAAACCCTGAAACAGGAGAATTACTAATAGAAATCATAGACCCAGAGGGTAAAAGCTTGGCAAATGTAAATGCTGGTAGGGACTTTAATAAGCTTCTTTCTACTAGGGTAAATTTTGGAAGGAAGTATGACTCGTTAATACAAAACTTTAGGTCAAAGGTTTCATACCTACAGGGTGGAGAGGACCAACTAAAGGATTTTGCTAATGCCTTCATGGGAGATGTAACGGATGAGTTCGACCCAGAAGGTAATGTTGCTAGAGCAAATGCTCTAAACCAGATGATGAAACAGATGGAAGATAAACACCCATCTGAAATTGAAACAGTTGGAGACCCATCATTAGAGGCGGGAAGGGTAGTAAGAATGGAGGGGGTTGCATATGTTCACTCAGGTAATATCTATATCACACAGGCAAGGCATGTGATAAATGCAAATAATGGATATAGGACAATTCTAACTAATGCCAGAAATGCCAAATTTGAAGTGCCCCCTAAGGCCACCAAAAAAGTTATTAAGAAAACGATAACTGCGGAAAAGGCAGTAAAACCCAAAGCAACAACCACTCCTAAAATAACCCCGGTACCCCAAAAAACAATAGATGTAAGGGATATAAATGCAGTGGGGTTACCAATAGGAGTTAGTCTTGACGGATTCTTGGATGGCGCATATCGTCTTCAGGCTACTCCCCAAGGTACTGTTGAGGAGCGATTCATACAAAGGGGCGAATTTGAGAACACTACTGTTCCTAATGTCACGGAGTATTTTGAAAAGTAATGAGAAAGTCCCCATTTATAGATTTCCTAGACACCCTCATAAGGGACGGCCTAGAAAAATTTGGAAGGTATTATTCAGAATACCGGGGTGTGGTGTATGATAATGAAGACCCTCAGGGCCTATCACGAATAAAAGTTATAGTTCCTGAGATTACTGGAAATTCCGTTATAGATTATTGGGCTTGGCCTATTGGCCAAATGTCAGGCCAGGGGTATGGAATGCAGGCTCTACCAAGAAAGGGGGAATTAGTATGGGTATCATTTGAAAAAGGCTCTACTAGAAGGCCAGTATGGAAATTTGGATACCCAGGGCTTAAATCCGGTACTCTTAACCCAGATAAACCAAAGCATCTTAGGTCAATTGATAATTTTTGGTTCAGGACACCTGGGGGAATGCAAGTAGAGCTTGATGATACTCCCTCTGTACGCAGAATTAGAATAGCTCATGCCAACCAATCTGAGGTTATTATAGATGACAACACTATAACCATCAAAAATACTGAAGGTAAACTTTTCTATATAGACAAGGATACTATAAAGATTGAGCATACTAATGGGTCCAATTTTGAGTTGAATTTATTAGACTCTAGTATATCTTATGCAACAGAGCTTGGAGTATTATCAAAAGTAGAACTAAATTCACTAGGGATAGTACAAGAGATACCCACAGCAGGCAGTGTTAATATAAAACATGGCGATGCCTCTATCTATCAATCTAATACTACTGCTATGGGCGACCAAACAGCAGATGTTATAAGCGATTTAGTTTATAAATTAGCTCAGTTTATACAGAAACTATCCATATATGCCTCAAGTCAAGCTAGCGCTGCAATCCCAACTCCTGCTGCTCCATTAGCTGGGGGCTTTACTCAATTAGGGGTAGATGCATCAAATTTTGCTATAGAGCTTTCTTCAAAACTATCAGAGATAGAACAAATAAAAACCCCAACGCTAAAGTTTGAGTAATGTCAATAGGAAATAGCTTAAAAACCCAATTTGGCTCGGGTATATCTTTTCCAATAGAGATAGACTCAGCTGGAAGGCCTCTTATTAAGTCAGATATACAGCTAATAAGGGATTCTATAAAGACTATCATAAGTTGGAATACTGGCTCTAGGTATTTTCTTGGAGAATACGGGGGTAATGTAGAACTTCTACTAGAAGAGCCTAATGATGATATCCTTAGAGCTAAACTAAGAAACATCATAGTTACTTCCGTTGCTACTTGGGAGAAGAGAGTAGAGGCAGTTTCGGTTGATATCACTAGCCCAGACAGGTTGGGTACAACTTTAAATGCCAGGATAAACTACAGAATTGTAAAAACCCAACTAGAGGATAGCTTCATATATCCATTTTACCAAAGACTAGTATACTAATATGAAAGTTCTAAATCCATGGGTTAGCTATGTTGACCGAAGCTATGAGCAGATAAAGAGGTCTTTGGTATCAAGGCTAGTTTCAAACAACCCTGAAATCACCGACCATACAGAAAACAACATTCTTATTATAATAATTTCAATGTTTGCCGGCATAGGTGAGCAATTGAATTATTACATAGACAACATGGCAAGAGAGGCTTTCCTAGAAACTGCTAGGAAATATACCTCAGTTGTAAGGCTAACTAGAATGCTTGACTATAGAATCAAGGCAAAAAGCCCTGCTTATGTAGACATTACTCTAACCTTACTTAACGGGGTAGACCCAATAGCTGCTCAATCCAACATATTTGTACCGGCCGGAATAGTTGTAACAAATGGCCAATACAATTTTGTTGTAACATCTGACCATTTCATTAGAGCTGGAAGCCAAACTACTCAACTTTTTGCAAGGCAAATAGATACTTTTGTTGACATTGTTGTAGGAACTTCCACTGGGGCTCCCAATCAGCAATACACTTTAGGAGAGAACTATGCTCAAGGTACAGCCCGAATAACCATAAATAACCAAACCTGGGAGCTAGTAAGTACATTAGGTTTTTCAAGGCCTACTTCAAGACACTTTATAATAGATATAGAGGTAGATGGTCAAGCCTATATAAAATTTGGGGATGGCCTATTTGGAGCAATACCGGAAGCAAATTACGATATATATTGTACTTTTGATGTTACAGTAGGTTCTGAAGCAAACAACGTATTACCTAATGCTATAACCCAGGTAAGCTTTGTTCCCCCCGCCTTTGGTAGTATTATAGCAGGGTTAGGCTATGCAGATGGGTTTAGGGTTACAAACTTATTATCGCCAGCAGGGGGTACAGACTATGAGGGAATTGAGCAAATAAGACAAAGAGCCCCATTAAGTTTGAGGACTCTTGATAGGGCTGTTACACCCCAAGACTATCAAGATATAGCTCTTACTATAAATTCGGTATTCAGAGCAAAAGTAGGCTTCTGTTGTGGGAAATCAATAGATATCTATATTGCCCCATTTGGAGAGTCCATAGCTTCCTCATCACTGCTAAACCAGATTCAGGATTACTTTGATTGTAGGAAAATGGTTACTACATTTGTAAAACCCCAACCTGCGGGCATAACATACTTTGACCTTACTATGCAAGTAACCCCTAAGTTTTTTGCTAATCCCGCTATAGTAAACCAGAAGATAATAGATGCTCTAAATACCATCTATTCATACCCGAACTCAGACATAAACAAACCCATATTTTTCTCCTATATTTATCGAGCTTTAGCCCCTATAAACGAGATTGATACAGTGGCTATTACAATGCTTAGGACTAGGCCCTATGCAAGGCCCTTTAACCATACAGCAAGGCTATTTGGTACAATCTTAACTCTGCCTGGTTCTGGAGCTAAAACAAAATGGAAGGTAGTATATCAAAACTCGGTATTTACCTTATTCAGGGAGCAGCAATTTATAACTAACCTAAGTATAAATCAGCCATTTATAACTAACCTAAACGAGGTTCAAATAACTATAACCCCAGGCATATACTCTGAGGGTATGCAATGGGATTTTGTGGTATATCCTTACACCCAAGATATTAGTCTGGATGACTTTACAGTACCAGTTATAAACCCTTCAACTCTTACTATACTTCTGAATCCCGCCTCGGATTTGAATACCTGTAATACTACCTGCGCATGATATTCAGAGATTACTTATTCAGCCTACTAAGTAGCCATTTCAAAATAAATGACACTTATAAGGATGAGAATGATGAGGGCCTATTAGAAAGGTACCTTAGAAACTTTGGGCAGGAACTGGATGATGAATTTATACCCATCATTGAGAATGTAACTGAGCAGCTTTCCCTTAATGAGGCTGAGGCCAAATTTCTAGTTCATTTTGCTTACACTCTAGGTAGACCTCCATATATAAATAATGACCCAGAGCTTTACAGAAAGCTCCTAGAGAACATTGTATCTATCTACAAGATAAAAGGCACAAAGAAAGCCTATGAGCTTCTTTTTGGGTTGTTAGGCTTCAATGTGAGCTTAGTAGAGTTTGAGCCAAAAGAGTATATCTACGATGAAAATCCCCCAGTTCTATATGACAAGATAGATTTTGTAAATAGGGCTACTCCACCATTTTACGATAGTGATTGCCCATCCTGTAGCGATTACAGTATATTCTATGTACCTGATTATATTGATTGTCGGGCTTTTAGAAATACCAGTTTCTTTCTTAATTGCATAGATACATTACCTGGGGGCTATGCAGGATTCATATTCAATATAACTACAGCAGAGCCAGGCTCTGTTTTTGTATTTAATGATGGTACAGGTAATCGGGTAGAAGTAGAATATACTCAACCTACTCTATCGGATTTCAAAGATGCTGTAGTATTAGCCTTATCAACAAACCCTGCTCAATTTTGGGCAGAACTTGATGTTGATGGGTATATCAGAATCTATATAAACCTACTATACTGGCAAGCACAGAACCCTGAGTTTGACCTATGCACCTCAAGAGTATTTATAGTAGATGATATTGCTAATGCTAGTATAAGCCTGCCTGGGGGTAACCTTAGGCTTATAAAGAATATCAAATGCCTTAATTGCAGTAACCTACAAGATATCTCTTATACCTTTGCTAAAGTATCATTTACCCACTCTAAGAGTTCAAATGGGGCTCAAATTACAGTAACATTTACCGAGGCATTTTCAACTAATGGGTCGGGAGTTATAGTAAGTAGGCTATGGAGCTTCGGAGATGGAACCACCTCCACTGAAGAAAACCCCACTCATGTATATACTGAGGGTAATAAATCATACCTAGTTAGCCTATTAGTTAATACCTCAGATGGCCTAACTTCAAGGTATACTACTAGGGTTGTTTTAATAGGGAATACCCC